GTGATCGCCAGGTTGAGCGCGATCGTGCCGAGAACGGGAAGGATCTGGGGCACTACGGCGCTCCAATGGCGAAAGTGGTCTTGAGGCGGCTCACCGGGACAATGATCGGCCCGCCGGGGCCTTTGCCCACGGCGTTCACCCCAATCACGACGAGGCAGGCCAACTGCACCCCGCCGGCGGTCTCCTGCGCGATCACACCGCAGTCGCCGCGGCGGGCGCGCATCCGGGGAATGATCGGGAATGTTCCGGTCAATGCCTGCTCCACATCGGCAAAGCCGAGCGAGAGCAGCATCTTGGCGGCGCCCAACTCCGTCCGGTATCGCCGCAGCCGCATCGGCAAAGGGTTGCGCCCGCACATGGCCTCGCAGAGGTCCGCCACCACCGTGACGCAGTCCGACACACCCCATTCGAATGGCAGGGCGTTATGTCTGGCCAAGGTCTCGGCAAAGGCGCGCTCCCACCCCGCCTCGCGTCTCAGCGGGGTTGTCCAGTTCGGCAGAGATGGCATTGGGCTCTAGCTCGTCGGCTGATCGGCAACTCGGCCGAAGGTGATCTTCTGGTTCTTCGTCACCCCGACATGCTCAAAACCTTTGTCGTCGGGGTCGATCAATGCCTGGAACTCGGCATTGCTGGTCTTGCCTTCCACGTCACGTTGCGTGATGTCGGGCTCTTCGAGCACAAGGCTGCGCATCGGATTTCCGTCAGCGTCCCACTCCAGCGGCATGGCATCTATTTCCCGGATGAAAATCTGCTCGCGCTCGATAATGGCGCCGTTGGCGTCGAGCCACAGGATCGATCCGATGGCGGTGCGCCCTTCCCACTCTTCCTCATCGATAGTTGCCCGAACACCATCGTCAAAGACGTTTTCCGGCACGTCGCTGCCCTCGGTCAGATAGGTCTCGTAGAGGCGCGCGGTGATGGCTCGACTCTCGGGGCCAAGGGCGTTCTCGGGCACGTCCAGCTCGATCAGCTTGCCGGTCCCCGTGATCGTCATCTCGCCGAGCACTGGGTCATCCCAGACGAAGGTGCCCCTGATGCCGATCGCGATATGCATGACGGCACTGTCAAAAACCAGCGTCAGCAGATCAATCGCGTCGACCCGGCCGGCAGCAAGCTCGGCGCCAGTGCCGCTGAGGAAAGCCTTCACGCCAGTGCCTCCTCGACTTCGAACGAGATGGCGGATGGCTGGGACACCTCGTCGGCGTCCCAGCTTCCCGGCACGATGCGGACGCGCAGCTTCGGGTTCTCCAGCACCACGGCGGCACCTGCCGCGAACACGCCGATCGGCAGCCGCGGCGTCAGCTCCAGCGTCTGTGCCAAAATGCTCGACACTGTCGTGTCGGTAGCGATCCATCGATGCGCGATCAGATCGTCCTGGACGATCGACACGCGGTCCCCGCGTTTGAGCAGCAACGCCATCGACAGGCCCGACACCACGATGTGCCGCAGATCCGTGACGTTTGTGAGCTCGGCATTGCCCACCATCGGCCAGGTCGCCGCAGAATAGGCGCGCGGCAGCCGATGGCGCGGGTGGACGATATCGACCAGCAGGTTGAGATCGACGCAGCGAGACAGAAACGCCAGCATATCGGCGTATTTGTTATCCCCCCCCCACGGCTGGAGACGCACGGTTGTCATGCGCCCGCGCCAGTAAGGATCACTCTTTCGCGACGTAATGATAAGCCCGCCCTCGGAGCGGGCGGAGGCAACGCCCAGCTCTGGGTGGACGCTGATCCCTGAGAAGGCATAGGCTGGCATCTCCACTGGCATGAGGCCTCCTCAGAATGAACGATGGACAAAGTCTAAAAGTCGAGCCGGGTGACACGATCAATTTCGAGAACCGGCAGTCGAAAGCGGTGCGCGTGACTATTGCGCTTAGGGATGGCACCCGCTTCGAGGTGGATCTGCATCCTGGCGCGCGGATCGGCGGCGTTGTCGGATCTCAACCCATCGATTTGATTATCAATGACGTAGACGAACCTCAGCACCTTCGTCCGGCGCCCTAGAGCGCCGCACGACGCGTGGATTCACGCACTTCATCGCGTATCAGGTTGCGAAGCACTTTCTCGCCGCCACGGCTCTCTACCCGAGAGTCCACGCGAAGTGCTTTTCCCGTCATATTGATGTTCTCGACCTTCAGCGTCATGCCGTTGGCATTGGCTGCAACACCGAGTTTCCCGTCGGCGCCGCGACGCAGCGGCATGACGGCCTCGGCGCCGGCTTCGCCCATGACGCCAAAAGTGCCGCCCTTGGCAAAGGGGAACACTGTCGGCCGATCAACGACCTGGTTGGCGTAGCGGTGAAGCCCGGCCGAGTTGTCGAACACATTGCCCTTGGCGCTGAAGATTGCCGAGCCCCACAGGCCGTTACCCCATGACCCGCCCGTAGCGCCACCGGTCAGACCACCCATGACGGCGCCGAAGATCACGTCGAAGATGCCGTCCACCGCCATGCCCAAAGCCCGGTCGGCAATGCTGTCGAGTGCCTTGGCGCCGGCATTGGCAAACCCGTCCCACAGCGAGGTGCCGGCCATCAGGTCGCCCTTGAGGTCGCTGAAAAAGCTGCGGAACGTGTCTTTGCCGAAATCGTAGCTTTCCTTGAGCTGCCGCATGCGCTCCTCGGCCTCTGCCGTTTGCGACGCGAGCAGGCGCAGGGCATCGGTCTGTTTCGGCGTGAGGTCGATATTGTCGTTCGCCGCCTTGTTGAGCAGCTCCTGCGTGATCCGATAGCGTTCGGCCATCTCCCGGCTCATCCCGAGCGTTGCGATCTCGATCTGTGCCTGGGCGATCCGTTGCTGGGCCGAGCGGGTCAGGTCGTCATAGGCCTTGCGCTGTCGGTCGGCCTCCTTGGCTGCGGCTTTCGCTTCCTCATCGGTCGGACGGCCGGCGATCTCTCTGGCCCGGGCGCCGATCAGCGCCACATAGGCACCGCTCATCGACTTCGCGCGTACCTCTTCGGCGTTCTGACGCATCTGGTCGGCAAGCGCCTGATCAGAACCCTTGTACGGGTTGTCGACGGGCTTGAACTCAACGGTCCCGACGGTTCCCATCTTGAAACCCTCGGGCAGCAGCTTGTTGGCCTCGACAATGAAGTCGTTGAGCAGGCCGAGAGCCCCGTTGATCATGTTCTGGGTCGACTGGATAACGCCATTGGCCGCCTGGATGGCAACGTCTCCCATCGCCGCCGGCAGCATCGACCAGATCGTACCGATATTGCGAAACGCGATATCGAACGCGCCAATGAGAAAGTTCATGGCCTGCGAGAGGTATGGCGCGATGAGGTCCCACAGATCCATGAACCACTTGCCGATTGGCGCCAGAGTATCCATCACGCCTTCAGATGCCAGCTCCCAGGTGGCAAGCATCACGTCGCCGATCGATACCTGCGCGGCGCCGTTGCGGTTGATCTCGGTCGTCATCGCACGAAACCCAGCCGTCAATACGCCAACCACAGCCGCAACCGGCCACAGGCGCATGACCAGCCCCCCGGCCATCTTTCCTGTCTCCGAGAACGCGCGGCCGAGCCCGCCCTCCTCCTGGCCGTAGATCATCGAGATCTGCGAGCCCTGCTGCATCATGACCATCAGGGGATTCATCCCGCCAGCGAGCGAAACGCCGATATCCTGAAGCTGGAACACCAGGTTGGTGCGTGCCGCTGCATTGCGCCGGTGCGCCGCGCTGTTGAGGTCGAGCGCCGTGTCCTCTGTCGCCAGCCTGTTGTTAAGCACTGTTACGGCATTGGCCAGCTGGTAGTGGCCGTTCTCCAGCAGATCGGCCGCGTTCGCCGTCATGCCGAACTTGCGATAGATGCCCTCAAGGATAGCGTCTGCCCGTGCCATAGGAACATTCCCGGTCTCGATACCCCGGCCGAGGGACGAAACCGCCCGGGTGAATCGCTCGGAGGCGCTGAACCCATCGACATAACTGCGGCTGAGGCGGGTGAGAACATCGCCAGCCTGGCTAACCTTGGTTTCCGTCGCCTTGATCGCCGCACCCACCCGCCCGGCCGAGGCCGCGCCAGCCTTGTCGGCCGCCACCTTCTGACCCATTCCCGCGACATAGCCGGACGCATCCATATTGGCGCTGACGCGATAGGAGCTCAGCTTCGTGCTCATTTACGGTGTCGCCTTGTTGTGCTCGGCACGCCACGCCAGATACTCGGCGTCGAGCTCGGATAGAAATGTCTGAAACATCAACCGGTCCTCGCCGAATAGCCCGAGATCATCGGCATAGCGGCTCTTGGCCACAAACGAGATCGGCGCCTCACCACCCATGGCACCGTAGAACCGGTCAAAGCGCAGCGCGTCGAAGGCGCGAAAGTAGAGGTCGTGCCAGATCTCGACCTGCACATCATCGTCCGGCACCACGAGCCAGTCAGCGTCTTCCGGGAACTCTTCAGCCAGGTCTGATAGCCAGCCATCAACATCGACCGCGCCTTGCCGCTCTAGCCTTTTGCGGAAGGCGCGCCGGAGTTTCCCGCTTCGTCCTCCACGAACTGCACGTTCGCCTCACCCACCTGCGAGGCACACAGCTCAATATCGCTCAGCAGATCCCGGTACTCGCGCGATCGCAGCGAGCTCTCGGCGAGCCCGGTGCTGTACGCCTCATCAAAGCCGCGCCAGCCATGCAGAATGTGTCGCGCGACCAGCTTGCCCAGTTCGTCATGCCTGACATCGACCGGCACCGGCTGCCCTTTGAACTTGCGCGCCCAGCGCTGCAGCAGCATGTCGCGCGCTGTCGCGAACGCCGGCAACTGAATCGAGGAGACGAGGAACTCGACGCCGGGAAACATCCGGGAGGGCATCCACTCGCCCTCCTGCTCTTTGGTCAGATCGACCTTGGCGCTTGCGAACTTGACGGCCATTACGAAACCTCACGTGTGATCTTGATCGACCCGCCGATGCCGGCGCCGTATTTCGCCTGGAACGGTACATCGAGCATGACTGACTGGCTGTTGCCGCCAACCATGGGGTCGCCATCGAGGAGCTTTATCGCCTCCAGCTCGAAGGTATATTTGCTGCCCGAGGCGGCGCCGATGTCAAAGCTGATGGCGACATCCCCATGGGTCTTGATGGCGTTGTAAGTGTCGAGGTCGCGGAAATAGGTCTGCATCGACCCGGTGATCTCGAAACGCCCCAGGCCATGGCTATCCGCCTCGAGCGACCCGACCTCGTCATTGGCGTAGAGGTTGGATTTGATCGACAGGCTGAGTGATTTGACCTTGGGCGAGGCCGTGATGCCCGAGACGACAAGGTTCGCGACGTTGGTCGCGGCGTTCAGCACAGGCGTCGTCGATGCGGCCGCGTAAGTGGCGCCGGTGAGAATGGCCGTTGTCGGGGTCGGGCTCCCGATGCCCATCATACCAAAACTGCCCTTCACCAGGGCCTTGCTTTCCAGCGTCAGATCCATCGAATTGACCCGGCACCCCCGATAGCGGAGGAAACTGTCGGTCGCGCCCTGCTCGAACGTTTTCTCGAAGGTGAAGGCATGATGCTCGATGCCATTGACCAGCTCGTCATTGTCCCATGCGCCGCGCAACAGGGCCGCGAGGAACGCATCGAACGTGCCGTAGGAAAACTCGAAGGCGATTGGCCCCTCGATCGACCGGCCGACATCGATGATGTCGGTGACGTTGCCGTCGCCACGGATCTCGTTGCTGACCTCAACCTGCTTGCCGGCCTTGAGCCCCTCGCTCACATAGCGAAGCGTCGTGAATGCCGGCGTCGCCGGGATCGTGCCGATAGTAGCCTCGGCCACATAGGCAAGGCGGGTGAGTGATGCTTCTGCGATACCCATCAGGGCTGCTCCTTTGACCTAGCCGTTTTCGTCGAATTCCCAATCGACCGTGGCGGTCATCGGGAAGTAATTGCCGCTGGGCATGCCCGGCTCGCCGGCGCCGATCGACATCTCGCGGAAGCGCACGCCGTCGACCTCGGCTTCCTTGAAGAGGCTCACCAGGGCCTTGGCATGAGTGCGGCCGGCACGAGTGCCGGTGGCGTTCGGCACCATGACGTGCAGCTGCATCGTCCCAGTCTCGCGCCAGAGATTGTTGCCGGGATCGCCGACGGTTTCCTGACTGTAGAAATTGCCGAAGATCTCGACATAGACGAAGGCGGTGGGATCGCCGGTATCGAGCGGCCAGTCCTCATTCTCGAAGACCAGCGGCGTCGTCGCCCACTCCTCTTTGAGGAAGGCTTCGAGCTTGTCGTAGACATCCGGGCTCGACATCAGTGCACCAGGTTGATGACAAGGGCGGGATAGCTGATCGGTTGGCCGACATCCCTGTCTTTGCGGCGCGCCAGGCGATTGGCGCTGGAAATAGATGCTCCGGCCCTGATGGCCGCACGCTGCGCATTGTAGCGGCCCGCATACTGACCCTTCAGAACATAGGGCACGCGCGGATCGACGCCCGGCCGGATCGTCAGAAACCGGGTCATGATCGAGAACGGGCCCTGCGCACCGTACTTCCGACGAAGGGCGGCATTGGCGCTGTCGAAATGGTGAGGTGCTACCGACATCGTCATCGCGCCGACCTCGATCTTGCGGGTGTAGGGCTGGGCGTTGAAGATGATGACCTCAGCATTTCCGGGGATGTCATGATAGCTCGTCACCGGCTGCTGGTTGGCCAGCACGACGAACGACTGAGCATAGCGTCCACTGCGTCGCGGGCTGCGCTTGACCAGTTCGGCCAGGCCGTCAGTGATCACTTCCTGCCACCACGAAAACTCGTAGAGGATCGGCCCTGGCATCGCCCGGCTGCGAACATCGAACGCCTCTTCCGGGGCGCCCTCCTGGCCGTTGACGAAGCGCGCATAGTTCGAGCTCGCTTCCCCGGTCCGGATCAGTTCCGCCACGCTGGTGCGCGCGAAAATGGCAACCTCTCGCGAAATATCGTCGTCACTCAGCCCCGCCGTGGCGAGGCGGATGTCGCGATCAAAGGTCTCGAACCGCGCCATCAGCCCCGCACCTGCATTTCGAGCCGAACCACCGTGGCGCCCATGCTGATGTGCTCGGCCATCTCGACATTGCGCGTCCGCCCCCGAACGACGACTTTCCAGCCTTTCTCCGGCAACTCGGCCAGACCAGTCGGCGACAAAACCACACGCAGGTCGTTCTGCATGACATCACCCACCAGCTCATCGGGCTTGTATCCGCGCACGAACGCCGGACGGGCGATCCCGACGCCTGGCACGCCCGCTACCGTCTTCTTGACCTCCACATGCTGGCCAGAGACGGTGAGCGCCCTATCGAGCTCGGCGATAGCTTCAGCGGCGGTGAACATCAGGCCATGGCCCAGTTCATGTAGCGAGAGAGGCGGGCTGCATATTCTGCCGGCACCGGGCCTGAGGTCGATCCGGGAACAGCGCCGACCCAATAGTCGACGCGCTGGGTCAACACGTCCGGCACTTCACTGGACTCGCTCTTGATCAGCGGATCGCGATTGCCGGCAGACACCCGGAGCCGCATGAGGTCGCTGGCGACGGCAGCGAGGTCGGCCGGAACCGTGTCAAACCCTGCCTCGTAGACGACGGCTATGGATCGGCCGCACCACTTGGTAACGCTGCCCCCACTCAGGCGATAGAGAAGGCCGGACTCCGGCTCCACCTCGAAGTCGCCATCACCGAGGGACGTACCATCGATCGATACGGCGGTGATCTCGAGCTCGTGCCGCCGATCGAGAATGAGCTCGCGCAGCCGCGGGCCGCGGAACGTCTGTGTCACCAGCTCCCGCTTTAGCGTCGGTTGTCCGCCGCTGCCAACACGGATGCGACAGGCCGACGCGATTTCGGCGGCGATGCGCAAACCGACCTTGGCCAGTTCTGCGTCCTGGCTGCTATCGTCTGCGGCGAGGCCGGCGGCCAGCCGCAGCTGCTCTTGGTTGAGCAGTTGCAGATCGGTCGCCGGCGTCGTGATTGTGAGCATCAGTCTGTCAGCTTGGCCAGGTCAGCTTCAGCATCGTCGAGCGCCTTCTTGGCCGCATCGACCTTCTTCTGCTCGGCCGCCTTTGCGTCACCAGCGGCGGCGTCATGAGCGGCCACAGCGTCCGCATGTGCCTGGCGGACAGCATCGAGCTTGGTCTGCGCTTTGTCGATCTTGGCCGCATCGCGCGGCTTGATCTCCTCGGCGGTCTTCAAGCCGACAGCGACAGTGGCGAGTTCGCCTTCGACGATATCGCCTTCCTTGAACGTTTCCGAGACCGTGGCATCGTCACGGCGCCCGACGAACGACTTCGTTACCTTCGCTTTCATGGTGAGGCACTCCTACGTCATGCAGTGTTGAGGGGGTGCGGAGCCCGAGGCCCCGC